CAGCGCACCGCGCGTGTCCTTCAGCTCTTGGCCGTACTGATCCCTGAGCTTTCTTGCCTCGTCGAGGTTGACGTTGGCGTAGGGGTTCAGCGCCGTGGCGATGATCGACGCCTGTGACGGTTGCGGCTCAGGTGGCTGGGGCGGGGGAGGAACGATATCGGCCATGGCCTACCTCATCATGCCAAGTGCGCCGAGACCGCCGTCGCGCGGGCGCGGCAGGGCGGCAGTCGGCGGCGGTGGCGGCATCGGGATGCCACCGCTGCGCCCGAATGGGCCGCCTGCGGCAGGCGGCCTCGGTGGTGGAGGCAGGCCGCCCAACGCGCCGGGCGGGCCTTTCGGCATGTTGCGCGACTTCATTCCGCGCGCGACCGGGACGTCTCCGCCGACAGCGTACTCCTGACGCCGACGACGACTCAGGATGCCGCGCGGCTCGGTGATCGGGCCAAACGTCTGGCCGCCCATGGCGTAGCGCCTGATCTGGCCACCGCGCGCCGCCGTTGCCGGGGTACCGTAGTTCGACCAATTCGAGATTTCCTGATCGATGGTCTGTGGCGGCGGCGTGTTGTTGGAGCCCCCGAACTGGTTGCCCACCCAGTTGCCGAAATTCTGCAGGCCACCCGTGGTGTTGCCCTTGGCGTCGGTCGTGGCCCCCAGCGTGTTGACCGACGAAAGCCCGCCCATGATCTGGCCGGGGAGCGACGGCGTGCTGGAGCTGGTGTTGTAGCCGCCCTGCGTCGAGGTGCTGTTGGTCGTCGTCGTCGTCGGTATCTGCAGGCCGCGCTGCAGGTTGCTCAGGAAGCTGGCGTCGGTGTAGGGCTTCTGCTGTTCCTGCTGCCACTGCTGGAACTGCGCCGTCAGCGGGAGCTGGTTCTGCTGTTGCTGCTGGTTGCCTGCCTGCAACAGCGCGTTGGTGTTCATCAGGTTCAGGTTGCTGAGCGCACCCGCCTGCGTGCTGTAGGCGTTGCCGACATTGATGCCATTCTGGACCGCGCCCGACGTGATGGTGGCATTCCTCGAAGCAAGGTCGCCCAGCGCACTCATGTTCGTGTTGGCGGCGTTGGTCTGGGCAATACCGCCCGCCTGCTGACGAGATTCGTCGCTGGCGTAAATCGATGCGGCGTTCTTGTAGGCATCGTTCATCGCCGTGATCGAGTTGCCGCTCATCTCGTTGGACATGTCGCGCATGCCCCGGCCCACCATCTTCTGGTAGTTGCCGCGCCCAAGCTGGCCCTGACCCTTGACGAACTGCGAGTTCGCTCCCGGCAAGAACTTTTCTTCGAAGCCGCGCTGGGTCAGCTCGTTGGCACGCGCCAACGCACCCGAGTAGTCCTGCATGTAGGCATCACGATTGCCGGGATCGGTCCACTTCCCCATCGACCCGGCGATGCCCTGCGCACCGGCCTCCCATGGCCGCACCGCGTTGCCCGCTGCGTCGAGATACGGCTGCGCCGTCTTCTGGGAGTCGTATCCGGCAACCCGGTTGAGCGCGCCCGACGCCTGATCGAAGTACGGCTGGTACGCGCCCTGATAGCTCCTGATCTGATTGAACGCCTGATTCTGATCGCCCGTGAACGGAGCGAACATCTTGTTGACGTCGTAGGCCTCGTACGGCTTGTTGGCCGCTTCCGTGCCACGCTGCAGGACGTTCTGCGTGTACTGGTTGTACCAGTCAGGATACTGGGTCTGCTGGGTCTGGTTCTGCACCGTGTTGCCGGAGCTGCTCGAACCCCCGCTGCCGCCGCCTTTGCCAGCCATGCTCATGACGGTTCCCGCCACAGAAGCAATCGCCGGTATTGCTGCCATCCAAGGCATCAGAGCACCTTCATCATGGTGTGAGCACCGGACTGCCAGCCGAGTCGTCCGAAGACACGCACCCAGCCCTTGCGTCCGATGACACAGGTAAACTTGCAGCCCTGCTCACGCGCGTAGCGCGTGAACGACTCGTCGAACGGCTCCAGCCATTCGCGCATGCGCTCGCCGCCGATGGCGACAAGGTTGAGCGCCTTGGCACGCGAGCCACGCTCGATGCGGGTGATGAACGTCGCCAGTGGCTTGCGATCCTTTTCGATCACCCACAGCGTCGCCCGCTTGGCGACGATCTCGTGAAACATGTCGGCGGCGGTGACCAGCGAGTCCGACTGGTCGAACGCGCGGTCGAGCCAGTGGTGGACACGGCTCCACACCTCGATTGGGTGGTCGACCGGACGGATGACGATGGTGCCTTCAGGCAGCACGCGCCACGCCTCGGTCACCGGCATGAGCTCGTTATGGTGGGCCGTCATGACAGGTAGCTCTCAGGCTTGCGGGCGTTGGGGCTGAACTTGCCCTTGGCCAGTGCCTGACCCTTGTGCCTGCGCACGTTGGCCCGGAACTTGTCCATCTTGTCGGCCCCGGCATCCGGCGAGCCGTCGCCCAGCATCGACATCGTCTCGGCGTCGACCACGTACTCGTTGGGGCTGAGCCGGGCCTCGACCTTGTCGGAGCGCCCGTTCTGGCCATTGGGCGGCACGAAGCGGTTGTTGCCGCCCGATGAGAACACCGGGCTGCGGATCGGCAGACCGGGCGGCTCCTGCATGGCAATCAGGTCGGGGTAGCCGCCGCGCGCGAGGCCCGGAGGGGCTCCCATGGCCTCTTCTGGGCCGGCTGGAGGCATCTCAGCGCCGGAGGGTCCGGCCTGTGCCATCAGGCCCCTGATCTGGCTGGTCGGGTCGCCGCCGCCCATGCCGCCCATGAGCTGCGAGGCGATACCCTGCATCGCCTGCTCGGCCCCCAGCTTCATTGCCTGCTGGAGAGCCTGCTCGTGCTCCCGGCGCTCCTTCTCCTTGGTCTCGCCGGAGATCAGGCCGAGGACGCGGTTGATCAGGCCCTCGTTGGCCGGTCGTTCCGGCTTGGGCGCGGGTCCTGCGGGGACAGGCGGCCCACCGGGCATGGCGGCCGGTGGCGGGCCTCCGGGCGGAAACGGGCCTGCAGGCATGGCGGCAGGCGGCGGGCCTCCAGCAGCCCCCGGAGGGCCTGCAGAGGGCATCGGAGCTGGCGGTGGCGGTGGAGATGCGGCCTGTGACAAAGCCCCCTGTGGAGGGGGAGGAAATGGTGGCATGACGAAACGACCCCCGCTTGCAGTCGATCCGCCGCCTCAAAGCCACCGATGAGCGTGGCCTACCAGTAGCTGACAGAAGATCGACAGATTACACCCGCAATGCTCACAGCAACAAGCTGGCGCGCAGGGCGTAGACCCAGTCGCGCCAATCATCGAAATCCCCCTGATAGGGCGTGTCCGGCACATGCAGCGCCAGCCGGTCGGCGAACTCGCGCCAGTCGTCGTTGACGTTGACCAGATTCGGCAGGCCGAGTCGTCCGTTCATGCCAACCATGCTGTCGACCCAGTCCTGCCATTCCATGGCTCGGGGATCGGGCACCGTCCGGTGGATTTGGCGCGGGAAGGCCGGGCTGAGCCGGGGCGTGGCTTTGAGGACAGACATCAGTCCTCCCGCCGCGCGTCACCGGGTTGCCAGTGAATGAGCGGCGCGCCCGTGACGTAGTTGCCGCCCAGCCAGTTGCTCTCGATGCGAAAGCTGTTGAGTCGTCCGGTGTGCTTGAACCTGATGAGCTGCTCGGCGGGCTTACAGGGCGCGGGTACGATGGTGTACGGCCCGCTGATCCGCTCATGCGCGCGGGCGTTGGCCCGGCTGACGATGGTGAACTCCAGCGGGCCTGTCTGACTGAAGTCCGGCTCCATCACCGAGAGAGATTGTCCCTGATCGGCCCCCAGAGTGCCGGGTTGCTGGGGCATGACCATGCTGAACTCGCCGGTCTGGAAATAGGACCGGATGGCGCGCGGGATCGATACCGCGCCGCTCACCTCATCGTACTCGAACTCGTGCCGCCACATGCTGGTGCCGCCAGCCGTGTCTTCGTTGGGCACAATTCCGGCCATGATCGGGTGGTGGTAGACGAACTCGTAGTGGCCCGCCGAACGCCCGCCATTGGGCAGCACGGTGTCGTACCACTTTTTTTCCGCCCAGTTGTAGATGACGGCGTGCGTGCATTCGGTCGCGTTGCCGAAAGGGAAGCACCACCAGATTTCACTCCAGCGCGGAATCTTGAAGGCGAACACCTTCTGGCGTTCCTCCCAGTTCAGGTTGTCGAGAAACCACTGCCTGTTGTCGATGTTGGGCATCTCCCGCACCACGCCGTTGAACAGCGTGAAGCCGCTGGTAGTCGCCCAGTAGTAGATGCCCTCGTGCTCGACGAACCCGTTCGACGACAGGACAGAAGAGTTTGTCGTGACGGTAGTAAAGTCCCAGTAGGCAGGCTGGCCGACGAACGAGCCGATGATCACGCTGCCGAGCGACCACATAATGATCGCCGGACCCGACTGGCCGCGCAGCGGCATGGCCCGAACGATCTTGTCGCCCACCGGACGTGCATCGCCGGTTCCCTCGCTCTCGAAGTCGGTCGGACTGGCCGTCGAACTCCACCTGACAATGCCGTCGTGGCCGTAGAGGAACAGGTACGGCGGCACGGCACAGCAGCCACCCGAGGCGCGCACCTGATGGGCCGTCATGGCAGTTGCCGCGACAGTCTGCGAGATGCTGACCTCGTAGGTGCCATTGCCACCCGTGCCGGTGTAGGGCGCAATCGGAGCCATCGCCACGATCACCGTGCCGGGAGCCGCGCCGTAGATCGTGTCGCCCTCGACCAAGGTCGTGTTCGTCGCGCCCGTTATCGTCAGAGTCGTTCCGCTGATCGCCCCGGTGAACAGCACGCCATCGGGGATTGGCGTCAGGGGCTCGACGCCGATGATGTCGCCGTAATAGACCGGGTGCTCCGACGACGTGGTGATCGATGTTGCGCTCGGCGTTCCCGAGGCAAAGATCATCGTTGTGTCAGTCGGGATATCGAACAACTGGCTGAACTGCCAGTTGAACTCGGGGTTGGTGGGGTACCCAGCCGGTGTGCGCGTCAACAGGCCGGTATTCGCCCCTGACGTGATGTCGATGGCGTAGCGCTGGATGGCGTTGCCAGTGGCGAGATGGACGTAGCTGTAGCCGTCGTTGCTGAACACGTCGATGGCGCGAACGACTCCGTTGACGCCACGAAGCTGCTCGACGTAGCCGCCCATCTTGCGTGGCACACCCTGATACCAGCGGCACCACAGCGCATCGATGTAGCTCTTCTGCGCCGCGCGCGTGCCGTCACGGCCAACTCCCGCCTGTGACAGCATGAGCTGCGGTCGCGAAGAGGAGACCTGTCGAGGTTCCTGCGCCATCGTCTCAGGTCTTGATGATGTGGCGGACGATCAGGGTCGGCGGGGCGTTCTGGTGAAACCCGCTGCTGCCATTATTCTGCAGGCTGATGCCCGAACCGCCGCCCGAGTCGATGTTGTTCTGGATGCTGATGCCAGCGCCATCCAATGTCGTTCTGTCGGAGACGTAATCGAGCCACGACGACCCACCCGCATAATTGCCGTAGCCGGTGCCATCACCGGGGCGGGCCGGATTGACCCACGTAACGCCGTCCTGTGCGGTCAGGTGGTGGCGGTGGCCGTTATCGGTGATACCGTGACTATGGCCCGTGTCGCTGACGGTGTGGGCGTGCGCGGGCATCTCGGTCGTCGTCAACTGCACGGAAGGCGTGCCGCCCTTGCCCCCCAAGGTCTTGGCCTGCGGGAAATATGTCGAGTTGAACAGGACATTGAGGTCGCCGTCCATGCCCGCCATCACACGCCCGCGCGTATCGGGCAGGGTGAAGGTGCCAGTGGCATGCGCCGGATTGGCCGGATCGGTGCCACCTGTTGCCGCGCCGTAGGTGATGCCGATGGCCTTCCACAGATTGGCGTACAGCGTCTTGTCGACCACCGTGCCGTCGCACAGCAACCACGTCCTGAAACCAGTCGTCGTATTGGCGATTGGCGGCAAGGTATTCCCGGCATACGGGATCATGGTGCTGGTCGGCACGAGGAAGGAGAACAGGGCGTCGAGATCGAGGATGTTCGCGCTGGTGATGGAGATGTCGACGTTCGCCGCCTCGCGCGCGCGACCCCGATCATCGAGCCGAATTACAGGAACCTTGGTGACAGGTATGGGCACCGAGAAAGCCTGTATCGCAGTGCTGGCGGCTGTCTGCGATATGCTGACGGTGTAGGTGCCCACTCCGCCCGTACCGGTACCCAACGCACTGATGTACGTGTCAGCAGCAATGCCGGTGCCCGTGATCCGCTGGTTGATCGCCAGCGTGCCGCTGGTCACCGCTGTCACGGTGAGGACTGTCAGGGCAATCGACCCGGTGACCGTGGCCAGAAGAACCGGCTGCGGTACGCCACCGTAGTAGCCCGGCGAAAGACCCGCGATGGTCGACAGATCAATGCTGCCCGCCGAGGTGATGCCACCCGGTGTCGGCGGGCTGGTCACGATCTGATCGGCTGTTCCCTCGATCTTCGTTACCGTGCCGCTGGTCGCACTGAAGGCGACATCGAGTGCGCCGCCGTTGCTGCGCAGGATCGAGAAGTTGCTGGGGTTGACGATGCTGATCGTCGAGTCAGTTGTCGCACCCTTGAACTGCAGCGGGATCGTCGTGCCGTTGTAGACGAACCAGTAGCCGTCACCCGGACCATAGATGATGGTGCGCGGCGCGGTCGGCGCTCCCGTGTAGTTCTGGACCTGCGCGGCAACCTGCGTCGCATTGAGCGTAAGGTCGCCGGTCCCTGACGCATCGATGTTGATAGCCGTCACGTTCGAGCTGACGAGTCGTCCATAGCCCATCGTGGCGAAGCCGCCACCATAGCAGTAGACGGCGCACGATTCGCCGGGGCTCAGGGTCTTGCTGGCAGCATTGTCGATCAGCTCGGGCGGGGTCGGCGTCAGAATGACGTTGCCGCCGCCCGCATTGATCTCGATGACGAACCAGCCATTGCCTGTCGCCGAAATATTCGGCGGACCCAACGTCGCTGACAAAGGGAACGTGTGGATGGACTCGCCGCCTGTATTGCGGAACACCTGCGCCCGGTCGGTGAAGGCGAAGGTGTAGTTGCCGCTGCTGTAGCTCGACTTCAGGAAATTCTGATCGAGTCGTCCAACATCGGTAGAACGCAGGCCATATCCGGCAAGACCGCTGGCGTTGGCGACCGACGTCGCCGCGCCCATCTGGACGGCTCGCCAGACACCTGCCGGGGTCGAGTTATCGACCAGATAGATGTACCACTGCGCGCCGGGCGCGCCGGGCGCGGTGCTCAGCGGTGGAATGGAAACGACAGGAGCGCCGTTGTAATCGCGAACCGAGACCGACTGCGCACCAATGTTATTGAACAGGATGTCTTCGCCAACGCTGACCAAGGTCGCGTCGGGCAGGATCAACGACCGCCCACCGGCCGACGACTTGACGTCGATTTTGTCGGCAGCGACGTGACTGCCGTCCAGTGCCTCGAAAGGCCATTGCAGGCTGACCTCGGCGAGACCAAGCGCATCGAAGTCGTAGTACTTGTAGCTCAGATCGGCAGGATTGATGTTCTCGCCGCCGAAGACGTTGGTATAGGTGTTCACGACGTGCTCCTGAGCTGGGCGCGGTCGGTGGCCTTGGCCATGTCCTGCGTGTTCACAGCGGCAAATTCTTCAGCGGCCAGTGCCTGCCAGATGCCCATGCGCTGGTCGTTCTTGATGAACGGCTCCAGCGCCTTCAGGCACTCGTACAGCAGCATGTTGGGCACGAACTGCGTCAGGTAGTTCTGCTGATTGCTTTCCCCGAGAAGGTCTGGAAGCCGATAGACGACGGCCTCGAAGGGATAATTGTTGTCCGGGGTTGGTCCAAAGAGCCAGTGCTCCTGATCGTAGTCACAATAGAAGACAGGCGTGTCGAGGTAGGTATCGTTGGGATAGAGCGCACGAATATATTCGTAGCCCCGCGAGCGGAGTGTCCGGCGATTATTTTTTTGGGGACCGGTGCCGATATTGATCGAGACGGTGTTACGCCATCCTTCAGGTTTTTGAATAACGGGTTGGGCCTGCGATACCGTGGCTGTAAGAACATAGCGATACCCCTGAATCTTCAGCCGGTCAGCGAGTGAGCGCTCGGCGCGATTGATGAGGAACGGCATCTGGTAATCGACCGACTCGTCACTGCCGCCGCCGCGCTCGGTGTACTGGCGCAGCGTCTTGACGAGATTGTCGAAATTCATCCCGGTCGGGGCAGGAGGGGTGGCCATCAGCCGTCTCTCAACCACATGTCAGCCGTATCAAACGTCGGAGGCTCCAGCGGCTGGTCAGGCCGATAGAACGGCAAAGTGATCGGGTCAGGCCGACGAGTCGCCATACGGTAGGGATCGTACTTGTCGAGGCATCCCTCGGCCGGGTCTCGACACACCTTGAGACCTGATGCGTTGCCGTCTGACATCAACTCGGTCAGCGAGCGCTTGGTATTGCACCTGTCGCAGGTGCCGATGCCCAAGGTGCTGGCACCGCGTGTGTCGAGGAATTTGGCGGTACTCCCACTCATCGACGACTCCTATGCGGTGTAAGAATCCAAGCCCATGTCGTAGTTGGTCGGGCTGTCATCCCGCTCCTCCGCAACCGCCAATGCAAGCGCCTCCATCTCCTCGGCCTTCAGCATAGAGTAGCGACTCATGTCGGCCTCGGGCAGCGATCTGCACAGTCGACGCGCCAGCTCGGCGGTAATGGCATCGTACCAGCGACGCGGCACATCGAGCGCCTGCGTCGGCTCGGACACCGTGTCGAGATACTCCTGCGCCCAGCAGATGATCTGATCGAACTTTGCCGAGGCATCGGGCACCGGCCAGACCAGCAGGTAGGGCGCATCAAGGTTGCGCTGCTGATAGTAATTGACGACTCGTCCGGGGGCCGTCTTGTTGGGCATCGAGTTGTAATCATCGAGGTTCCACGGCTCGATGTTGATCTCGCTCGGGGTATGACCGAAGAAGACCTCCTGCACGTCCATCGTCACCGGTAGCTGGACTGGACCTATCGGCACCGAGGCGCGTATCCGCCAGCCCTTGCTGCTCGGTGCGCCATCAATGTCGGTCCACACCCACTGACCAACGCGGGTCACGCCCGTGACGCCTTCGATGGCGATCCATGTCAGGCCATCGTCGTGCAGATATTCGAGGAAGTAGCTCAGCTCCATGGAAATGTTGAACTTGACGCCCAACGTCGTGACCTGAACGCCCTGATCGAACAGCATGCCAATCTTGCCGTTGGTCCGCGTCTGGTTGCACGAGGTGTTGAAGTCGCCGTCAAAAGCCAAGGCCGGATCGCCAGCCGCTTCATCGACGAAGGGCGTGCCGTGAGCCGCCCGCATCAGGCTGCGCCGCGTCACCTTGCTGGCGACGTTGACGCCTTCCGGCAAATTGATGCGCCGCTCGTTTTCATAGCACGGCAGGATCATGCGCTGGCGCTTCCAGAGCTGGATGCCGCGATTGAGCATCGCCGGAAACATCATGTTGAGCTGATCGAGAGACTTCTCGATGATCTCCGACGTGAGCTGTGTCTGGTTGATACCGCAACGACTCGTCGCCTCCTCGATCAGCTCGCGGGCCGTGAAGGGACGCAATTGACCCGAAGTGCTGGCCGAGGTCATGGACGACTCCCGTTAGCGCGCCTTCGCCACAAAGTAGTTGTCAATCAGCAGGGTGCGGATCGCCGCGCTCTGATTGCGGACCGCGAAGACAAGACCCAACGGCGAGCTGCCCAGCGTGAGCGCCGTCGGGTAAGTGGCAACCCGCACCGCCCCATTGCCGACATAACCGCGCAGCGCGCCGTCATCGGCGGTGTAGGCGATCACCAGATCGTACCAAGTGGTGCTGGCGACGACCGGCAAATCGACATTGTAGGTGTTGGTCCCGGCAACGCGCACGGTGATCTGCCCGGTATCGGTCCCGGTCAGCTTGCGGAAATAGATGCCGTTGGTCGGCGGCGTGGTCAGGGGCACACCGGTCGCCGACGACAGGCCGAAGAAAAATCCGCCGTTGACCACGTCGTCCAACTGTACCCGCGCGGCCACAAACAAGTCCTTGGTAATATCAGGTGTGATCGTGAGGTTGGGTGCACCGAACGCCATCGACTGCTCGGTGTTGATGGTCCCCGACGTAGACAACGCGATCACGCCGCCGTCCGCTCCCGCAGAATGCGCCGCCGCTCCCGCGCCGGTCAGTGTCCAATTGGCAGCGGTGAACCCGTGAAAATCGTCGGACATCATGCTGTAGACTAGCGGAGCGCCCAACGGAAACCGCGCGATGTCAGATTTCAACATGGCGTTCGTCTTTCA